TAACCACCATCGACCGCGTCTACGCCTACATGGACGGCAAGACCAAGGCCGTCCGCGTCAAACCCATCACAACGATAGAGAGACGACCGAGATGACCATCAAGAACCCGATCGCGACAGGGGTGTCGCTGATAGCCCTTGGAATATTCCTGTTGATAACTACCCACGCCCGCGGCCAGACCACCAACGGCCTGACCGCGGCCCAGAAGGCGCAGGTCGCCGATCCCAAGAACCCGCAGTTTGAACCGATACCGCAATACCAGTTTCCTGACGCAGACAAGAGCGCACCAGACGAAGCCACCAAGGCGTGGGCGCTGCAACGCGCCTACCAGCTCAACGGCAACAGCATGGTCGGCAACGATCATATGATCGACCTGTCGAAGGAGACGCCGTTCTCGACCGTGGTCAAAACCGAGCGCATCCTTCCCGTGGCCAGACCAGACATCAAAAACGAACTGGACGAGCAGGCGGATCTCAACATGGAGGATCTGCGCAAGTTTTCGCGCCGGGCCAACATGAAGATCGACATCTGCGCGCGCTATCACATGCACAAGGTCATCACCGGGTCGAGCTGGAGCTGCCGCAAATGAACGAGAACCTTCCGGACAAGCCTCGCTACGACTTTGCAATCGTTGGCGAGAAAATTGCCGCCGCCCTGATGCAGGCCGCCGAGGATCAGGTCACCGAGGCCGCGAACCTGCTGGAGAGCACCAAGGTGCTGGCTGACGGCATCCGCGCGCAGGTCGAGGTGCAGTCTAAATTGCTGCAGGACATGAACGGCCGACTGCGCGACTTCGGCGAGAGCGTGCTGGAAGCGCACAGCAAGTACATCAACGGGGGCAAGCATGAAAACCCCAGCCCGTAAACTGATGTTCACGCTGGAGCAGATCCAGTCCGCGGACGAGGATCAGGCCGGCTTCTGCCTCGCCTGCGGCAACGAGCAGTATGGCTGCGAGCCCGATGCCAGACGGTATCGCTGCGAGGCCTGCGGAGAAAAGCAGGTCTACGGAGCCTCCGAGCTGGTGTTCATGGGTCGCGTCAAATGAGGGACGGCATCCACGACTGGACCGCGGACATGATACTCAGGTTCAACAAATTGCACCGCCAGCAGCCGCCGCTCTCCTTCGCCAAGATCGCCGCGGAGATGTCCGCGGAGTTCAATATCACACTGACACGCAACGCCTGTATCGGCAAAGCCTCTCGCCTTGGCTTTCCGATGCGAGGCCGGAACGATCGGCCGCGCCGGAACAGGGAGAAGATCAAGATGATCAAGGTCCGCGTCGACGCCCCGATCGCGCCAGCGACCGAGCCGCGCAATACCGAGGCAGGCTTAAACATCTACCAGCTCGGCTGGGGCGACTGCCGATGGCCGCTGGGACCGATGGAGGCGCGCCCGCCGTATCGCTATTGCGGCGGCCCGGCGCTGCTCGGGCGGCCCTACTGCAACGAGCATACCGAGAGGGCGGCTGGAAACACCAGGGTGAAATGGACATGAAGGTGTTTCTGCTGGTGATGGCGACGCTCGGCCCGCTCTACAGCGGCGACCAGATCGTGCCCGCCTCGATACAGGAGCTGCCCGACATGGCGGCCTGCGAGGCGGTGGCGAAAGCCGCGCGCGAGGCCTCCAAGAACCGCGTGGTGGTGCGCTGCGTTATCGCAGAGAAGGACTACGAATGACAGATCGCGCCTTCAGATCACCGGGGATGACTATGCAAGCCGCTCGCGCCGTCTCGGAACGCGCAAGGAAATTGATTGACGCCGGGGCCGGGGCGATGGCCGATCAGTGGGGTTCGGTAGTGTCTTCAGATCACCGTGGAGGTAACAACCAATGACCGGATACCGCTTAAGGCCTCCGTTCGAAATTTATAATGTCGGCATGGATATTTGTGATCGCGGCGGACATCTCTGCTCGGCCGAGAATCCAGAGATCGCCAAAGCTATTTTAGCTGCGCTGATTGCCAATTGCCCGCGCGCTTCATGGTGCGCGCCAGTCGTTGATGACCTCATATCCCCGGTGTCCTCAAAGGAGTCGTTATGACCAACGGATGCATTTTATGCGCTCACGATAACGATCTCCCAGAGGGAGAATACTGCCGCGCGTGCGGCGAAGGGTTTGAGAATGTGGTCAAGAACCTGGAGGGCGCGGAGTTGGATGCTTTCTTGCGCTCGGAGGGGCTAAACCCCGACGAACTGCTTTCACAGTTCGACTCGATCTTTGAAGCGCCGGGCGGGCCACTCGCGGTGTCGTCGAACACCTCAAAGGACCACCCATGAGGCAGGAACTGCACGACTACAGGAAGCGGGCCGCCATGATTGAAAATTGTCCCGTGGATCAGTGCGAAAAACGACTGCTGACTTACGAAATTGAGCGGCTGCGCGCGGCGCTTCAGAAGATCGCAGACTTGGTTGATAGCGAAATTGGTGAGCCGCTGGATGAAGCTATCGCGATAGCTACCAACGCACTGCGTGGTGCTGCCCAAGCAACCGACGAGATCGAGCGGCTGCGCGAACATAATGAAATTCTTCAAAAACTCGTTGAAGAATACAAGGCGCGGACGATTGAGGTTGTCCAGACAGCGCCGAGCCGCGAGGCAATCGCGCGGATCATCGACCCGCGTATTTTCAAAATGGATGAAGATTGCGCCAATCAATACAGCACCGATGGCATCAAGGAAGCACTGAGGAAAGCCGACGCAATCCTCGCGCTCGGGAAGGCAGGCCTCCTGAAATGAAGCGCACCACGCCCAGCGAGCACTCGCTGCAGGTCCAGCTGCTGACGCTGCTCGACACCGCGGCCAAACCGGAAGTGTACTGGTTCGCGATCCCGAATGCCGGCCGGCGCTCGCTCCGCATGGGGGCGCACATGAAGCACGAAGGCCTCAAGTCCGGCGTAGCCGACCTGTGCTTCATGCTGCCGGCCGGCAGGTCGGCGTGGCTGGAACTGAAGAAGCCCGGCAGCTACCAGACCATCGAGCAGAAGGGTTTTCAGGCCCGCTGCGCGCGGCTCGAGCATCCCTATGCCGTCGCCAAGACGCTGGATCAGGCGATCGAAATCCTCAAGGCGTGGGGCGTGATGCGATGAACGTGCTTGACCTTTTCTCTGGAATTGGAGGGTTCTCCCTTGGCCTCGAACGAGCCGGAATGCGAACAGTTGCCTTCTGTGAAAACGACCCTCGCGCCCGCAAAGTCCTCGCCCACCATTGGCCAGATGTCCCAGTCCATGAAGATGTCTGCACCATCGACCATGCAGAAGGAGATGCCGACGTTATCTGCGGTGGGTTCCCGTGCCAGGATATCAGCCTTGCTGGAGAGGGCGCCGGACTTGCCGGCGAACGCTCGGGACTCTGGCGGGAACTTCTTAGAGCCATTCGCGTGGTTCGACCTTCCTTCGCGGTCGTGGAGAACGTGGCAGCGTTGCTTGGACGAGGGATGGGCGAAGTTCTCGGGGACCTGGCCGAGATCGGCTATGACGCGGAATGGTATTGCATACGGGCCAGCGACATGGGAGCCCCGCACGAACGAGATCGGGTTTTCCTTGTTGCCTACCCCATCGGCTCGCGAAGGGCGCGATTGGTCACAAGCGCAGATCTTGGCGCATCTGGACCGTGGCGGCTGCGTAGCCAGAAGGATTTGCAGTATCTCACCGACCCTCCGTTTGAGCGCGGAGATAGTTGGCCTCAACCCCTCCTTCGCCGAGTGGATGATGGGCTACCCGGAAGGGTGGACCGCCTGCATTGCATCGGGAACGCCATCGTCCCGCAAATCGCGGAAGCGATCGGGAGAGCAATCATGAGGGCGCAGCCATGACCGACAACCCCTTCACCCATCTCGCCGACCGGCAGATGGTTGCAGCCACCCGGGCAAGGCATAAACGGCGCGAGGTCAGGCTCGCCAGGTCGGAGGCCGACGCCCCGATGAAATTGTCGCCGCAAGAGCAGGCGGTAGCCGATCGCGAGAAGCTGATGCGTGCCTACAAGGCCGCCAACAAGGCTGAGTTTGCCAGATTCCTGAAAGGGCCGAACGGCAGGCACTGGCAGGAACTGCGCAGCACGCTTGAATACACCGGACTTGGCGGGTCGGACTTTCTGCTGTCGTACATCGAAAAACAGGGTTGGCTCCTCGATGGCGACCTCAAGACGCGGCAAGACGCATTAACGCTGATCGCGGCGCACCTGCTGGTGCTGCGGCTGCAGGATGGCAGACCGCCATTCGATGACAGCCTCCCCGGCGAGGAGCTGACGCTGTTCGAGATCATTCGCTCAAAACTGAAGGTGCTGACATGACCAGATTTTTATCAACGATGCGCGACAACAAAATCAATACTGACCACATCGTGGAATTACGCAGCGTAAAAAACCCCGACAAGTTGGGCACCCGCTACATCACCATAGCCGTCATGAGGGATGGCAGAAGCGAGGAACTCGCATACGGTATGGATCGATGCCTGAAGGTTTGCTGCTCGATCTTTCCTGCGTATCCCGGCTTTGAAGTCCTTTCGGCCTGGTATGACAAGGAAATAAAAAAGACAGAGGTATGGCGCCTTCCGGTTATCGGGTGGCGAGTGGAAGAACTGTCGGTGGAGGCAGTTACACCCGATGAGGATTTTGAAATGTCTGACAGTTGCGCTGTTCGTTACCCAGACGGGCAGGTCAGCGTGCCATTTGACCGTACCTACAAAAACGAACAAGCATGGCTTGAAAATATGACAAAAGTGTTTGAGCAGCAAATACTGGACACAGCGGTGGAAGAAACGGCAACAGAAAAGGCGGCGTCGTGACCTCGATCATCAGCAACGCGCTTAACGCCTACGCCAACTCGACCAGCAAGACGTGGAGCCACGATCGTCTCAATACGCTCGGCGCCTCCGAGGTCGGCCAGTGCTGCCGCAAGATGTTCTGGTACAAGAACGAGGACGACGCGAAGTTGAAGGTGCCGCGCGACCCCGAATACGTCGATACATGGGGCGCGCGAATGCGCGGCACCGTGATCGAGGAGGCGTTCTGGGAACCGGCGATGAGGGCCAGGTTCGGCAAGCGGCTGCTGTACAGCGGCAAGAACCAAAAGACATTCGTCTCCGATTTTCTCTCCGCTACACCGGACGGCGTTGTCGTCAACCCGACCGAGGAGGAAATGGCCGAAGTCGGGATCTTCACCGACTGCTTCACACTGGAGTGCAAGAGCGCGGACCCGCGCACCAACCTCGCCGAGGCCAAACCTGCCAACCTGTTCCAGACACAGGTTCAGATGGGGCTGATCCGCGAGCTGACGCCGCTGCGTCCAACCCACAGCGTGCTGTCCTACATCGACGCGTCGTTCTGGAACGAGGTCCGCGAGTTCGTGGTGCCGTTCGATGAAGGTATTTATCAAGTCGCCAAGGACCGCGCCACGCTGGTGATGACGGCCACCGACCTGAAAGACCTGCCGCCGGAAGGCTGGATCGCGGGTGGTAAGGAATGCAACTATTGCCCGTTCACAAGACCTTGCGGCATCGAGCGGCGCAATCTTCCGTTCCAGGACGTCGGGCCGCCGATCGATCCGCAATTTGTCAGCGAGATGCTCAATTCCGCCCGCGTGCTCAAGGCCGCCAAGGAGACCCTCGTCGAGGACGAAGTATTGGTTCGGCAGCTCGAGACCGACATCAAGGCGCGGCTGCGCGAAAAGGGTGTGAAGAAGATCCCCGGCGTCTTGTCCTGGTCCCCGGTCAAGGGCAGACAGTCATACGACAACAAGGCGTTGAAGCAGGCCGCAACCCTGGCCGGCGTCGACGTCGAACAATTCAGCACGGTCGGTGAACCCACCGACCGCCTGCTGATCCAGATCGACTAGCATTTTGCTGGTCGACCAAAGCGCAAAGCGCAGAAGGCAACCACTACCATGAACGACATCACGAAACGCCAAGGTTCAAATCTCTCCACCGAAACCTCGAACCCGTTCACCGCCTACGGCGAGGCCGCCACCCACCGCAACATCGTCGGCGAGCTGCTCAAGTTCTCCAAGGGCGACTGGATGTACGGGCAGGACAATACCGACGTCCCCGTCGGCACGCAGTACGTCGTCAATATGGACGAGCTGCTGATCGGCTGGATCCGCTGGGAGGAAAACAAGCCGACCGACCACATCATGGGGAAGGTCTCGGCCGGCTACGCGCCGCCTCGCCGCAACGAACTTGGCGACACCGACAATACGCAGTGGGAGGTCGACGACAACGGACAGGCCAGGGACCCGTGGCAATTGTCCAACTACATGCTGGTCAAGGGTGTCTCGGACGGCGAGCTGTACACGTTCACGACCGGGTCCAAGGGCGGCCGCGATGCGGTCGGAGACCTCTGCAAGGCCTATGGCGGCGTGATGGCGCAGCACCCCGACGAGTATCCGGTGGTCGCGATCGGCGTGCGCTCCTATGAGCATCCAAACCGCAGCTACGGCCGGATCAAGACGCCGGAGTTCAAGATTGTCGGCTGGAGCGGCAAGAGCGCATTCGCGGCGGACCTCGGCGAAGGCACCAGCCTCGAGGAAACCTTCGAGCCGGAGCCGGAACCGGTAAAAGCCACACCACAGAAGGTGGCACCGGCCAAACCCCGAGGCCGCATCTAGTATCTGGTTTCCGTCGTAAAGCGGACATAAAACGAGGGCCGGGAGAGTTGCAATCTCCCGGCCCTTTTTTCCTGCAATCCCTCATTAGACACACAGGAGCCATCATGGCTGTATCCGATAATGGCGGAACTGAAAAGTCCTCAAGCACCCTGGAGTTCCTTAAAGTTCTGTTCGGCGACACCGCGCAGCAGATCTTCCTGCAGACACTGGCCAATGACGGCGACGATCCCGACGAGGGGCCGAACAAGCGCCATCTGATGAGCCGTGACATCGGCGCGATCGAGCGGTTCGTCTTAAAGCACGACCGCGCCCGCCGCGGCATGTTCGTCTGCGTCGCCACGATTGCGGATGGCGCCGGCACCCGGTCGAAGGACAATTGCCGCGAACTGGTGTGCATCCATCAGGACCTGGACTTCAAGGGCATCGCCGAGACCGAGCCGGCGATCTGGGGCGCGATCGAGCGGCTCGAGGCGCAGCCATCGATCGTGGTCCGCTCCGGCGGCGGCCTGCATTTGTACTGGCTGCTGCGGGAGCCGCTCGACGCGCAGGAGCACCGCGACGCGGTTGATCTCCTGCTTCGGCAGCTGGCCGAGATCGTCGCCGGTGACCTGGCCACCTGCGAGATCGCCCGGCTGATGCGGCTGCCGGGAACCTTCAACTCCAAGTACGGCGACATGCGCGAGGTCACAATCGAGCGGTGTGACCCGGCGCTGCGCTACGAGCTGGAGGGGCTGGCCGAGTGGGTGTCCTACCAGCGGCCAGTGCTGAGGCGCAAGCCACCGGAGACACCTAAAGCGGCTGGCAAGAAATCCAGAGCCGCTTTAGGCGGGGTTCCCGAAAACCCTTTCCTCGCCGCTGCCGCTGCGATGGGCCGCCAGCCGCGCCTGGACGTCGAGGAGGCCTTGGCCGCGATGGGGCAGGGCAACATCCACGACACGCAGGTACGCGTCTCGGCGGCGCTGCTGGCGCGCGGGGAGGCGCTCGAGGACGTGGTTTCGATCCTGATGGAAGCGACAAGGCAGGCGATCGGGGCCGACGCCGCCAGATGGAACTGGCGGGCCGAGGAGAAGCGGATTCGGGTCGCCTGCAATGGGGCGATCAGGAAGTTCCCCAAAGTCGAACAAGTCGAACAAACGACACCTGAGCCAGAACAGACCGACAATGTCGCCGACCTCGATGCGGCGCGCGCCAAACGCAAGGCACCGCCAAAGCCGCGGCGCGGCAAGATCAACCACCTCGACATCGGCGCCATCCTGCTGGAGGGCTGGCGCAGTTCCGGCCAGGGCCTCGTATTCACGGAGACGCAGGGCGCGTGGCGCTACTTCGATGGCCTGTGGCGCCTGCAGGACGATCGCACCTTGCGCGCCTGGCTCGACCCCCAGATCGAGCAGTGCATTCGCGGCACCGAAGCCAAGAGCCGAAACAGCCTCGTCAATGAAACCCGCAGCTGGATCGCCCGCCACCCGGACCTGCAGGTCGACGAGGCGCCGTTCGACCGGCACGGCAAGGTGCCGACGCGGTCCGGGCTGGTCGATCCTGTGACTGGCCGGCTCGAGCCGCCGCACGCCTCGCAGTGGTGTACCTGGCGGATCGAGGCTGAATACGACCCGGACGCCACCTGCCCGTGGTGGCTGGAAATGCTGGAGGACCTGCTCGCCGATCGCCCCGACGACGTCCGCGCCGAGTACATCGGCCTGATCCAGGAAATGCTCGGCGCCGGCCTGATCGACGCCAAGCCGCGGGCGCTGTCGAAGGCGCTGGTGACCCAGGGCGGATCCAATGCCGGCAAGTCAGGCCTGCTGGAGGTGCTGGCCGGCCTGTTCGGTCCCGACCAGAACACCTCCCCGCTCGACAGCCTCGAGGGCGCCCACGGGATGGTGCCGTTCGCGCGCCGGGTGCCGTGGGTGCTGCACGAGGCATTCGACCAGCGCAAGTGGCACTTCTCGTCGACGGTCAAGGCTCTCATTACCGGGGAGCCGGTCCAGATCAACGTCAAGAACGGCCCGATCCTGTCGAAGCGGTTCACCGCGCCGGTGTTCTGGGGCGCCAACAACCCGCCCCAGTTCCAGGAGGCCTCGAAGGCGATCGTCTCCCGCCTCGTGGTCGTCAAGTGCAGGCAGGAGTTCGACGAAAGCGAGCCTGTCGGTGCCGCCGCCGAGGCGCTGCGGCTGGGCCTGGGGCGGCCGTCGACGCTGGTACTGGAGCGCGAGCTGCCGGGGCTGCTGGCGTGGGCGATCGCCGGCCTGCGGCGGGCGTTGCTGCGAGGGTCGTTCAGGCAGCCGGCCGAGGCGCTCGACGTCGCCCACGAAATCCGCCGCGACAGCAACCTGGTGGCCGGCTTCTTTGAGGATTTTGTCGAGTTCGACCCCAATACGAGGGTGACGACATCGGACTTCTGTGCCGCCTTCGCGGTGTGGTGGCAGGAGCACAAGGGCGAGAGCCGCGGCACTCCGTCCAACGAAAGCATCGGTCGGGCCGTTGCTGCCCTGGGCGATGGCCGGATTGCCATCAACAGGAAGGAATTGAGGTCGAACGCCAAGCGGTATTACGGCGGCATCAAGCTGAGTGCCGACGGTTTGCGGCTATGGGAAACGGCCATCGCCAGTGACTTTTTCAAGGGTAAGACGACCAGCACCAGCAACAAGGTCGACGAGGTGAATAGCGACATTCCGGCACAATGGTACCTCTTGCCGTCTGTCGAAGCTATGCAGAAAGAGCATGCTTCGAGGGCTAGAAAGCGTGACCGGTAGGGGTGATCGTTGTGACCGTTAAAAAGACCGTGGTGACACTTCTGCCGATTATCGGTCACAAGAACTGTCACCTACTGAAGTCGTTGACGACGTTGGTGAAACTCATTTGTGTGACACTAGTGACCGTTTTTTTTTATTGAGAGTAAAATGTATTAAAATGAGAACAAAGAGGGAGCGAGAATGAGAAAAGTAAAAGCTGGGGGCAGTATAGGAAAATCGCGGTCGATGGTCACGGTCGGTCACGTCGGTGGGGCGGTGAGCCAAACGCTATGCGCATGGATAGGAGGGTAAAACATGGATAACGAGGAACTGCAGAAGCGGCACGCTCTGGTCGACCAGAGGCAGGCCGAACTGGCCGACGCAAGGAAGGCCTACGACCGGCACTCCGGCCTCGCCAGGGCGGAGGCCGTGCAGCACGCGATCGATCTGCTGGCAGCAGCCAGGGGCAGCCTGCGGAGGGCCTATGAGGATCTGGACAGGCACGCAGCCGAGATACAGGCACTGCAGGACTGGCGCGTCGCACGGGCGCCGCCGGCCCTGCCCGTGTACCTCTACGGGGCGGTCGGCACCGAAGCGGCGTGGGCGAGGTACGATCGCAAGCTCGCCGAGTGGCAGGCCAGGATGCGCAACGGCGAGTTCCCGGCGCTGAAATAGAGTGGACCGCTAATTCGGGTGAATTAGCGGTCCGGAAGGGCGGCGGTTCGAGTGCAGGGGCGGGGATCAGGTTCCTTCCGGCAGGGCGTCGAGCAGGGCGGCGATCAGACGATGCACCTCGTCGGGGGTGAGGGCCACGTTGACGTATTCTTTCTCCCGGCGGATCTGGAGCTGGACGCATTCGGGGTCTACGCGGTAGGCGCGGATGCTGTTGGGGTGGGCCACGACATAGCCCTTGCTGAAGATCGAACGCTGCGGGCGGTTGGTGGTGGTGATGATGGTGTCGGACATGGGGCGTTCCTTTGAGGCTGTGATGGGGTCAGGCGGGCCAGAGCGGCCCGCCTGTGCGTTTCCGGTTACTGGCTGGCCTTGCGGGCGTCGATGTCGGAGAGACGCTTGCTGCCGCCGCACCAGACGATCTCGACGATGCGAAAGTGATCGCGGCCGGGCATCTGGGCGTGGAGCCGGTCGGCCTCCTTCTGGGCGTCGTCGAGGCGGCTGAAGTCCTCGACGATGTTGCCGGTGCGTTCGTTGATCAGCTTGAAGCGTTGGCCGGAGATCTGGTCCTGAAAAGTCATGTCAAAGTTCCTTTTGGGTGTGGGGGGTGGGGTCAGGCGGCGAGGTTCTTGCCGGTTGGCAGGCCGACGCGATGGGAGCGCACCGTGGTCTCGACAGTGTGGGCGGTGAGGTACTGGCGGGTCAGGGTAGCGCGGTAGGCCTCGACGGCTTCCGCGATTTCCGCCTTCAGCACGGCGTCGGGTGCCTCGCGGACGCTGTCGGAGATGGTGAGGCGGAAATTGTCGCTCTCGTAGGCGCCCGCCTTGAGGTCGGCCAGCGCAGTTTCGAGCGCCTTCTTCTGCAGCTCCAGTTGACCGATCTGGGTCTTGAGGGCGGCGTAGGCGTCGATCGTGGCGGTCAGGTTGGTCATCGTGATGGCTCCAGCCGGTTAATTCCGGTAACGCGAATATGGACCATTGGTCCGTAAACGTCAATGGGTCTTTTTCAATTATTTTTTCTTGACTACGGACCAATGGTCTGTATTCTACTTTCAAACGGCATCCGCCGTTCGAACAGGGAAGTCCATCACATGAGAGTACAGATCCCCGCCTATACCGACCGCTGGATGATGGGTGACCGCTACGGCGAGGTCATCAAGATCACTAAAAAGATCCGCAAGGCCGTCGTCGGCGGCACCTACGAAAACGAGATCGCCCACGTCAAGCTCGACAAGTCGGGCAAGACCATGCGCTTCGTGTTCGATGATTGCACGGTGGTGTCGTGAGCTGGCAAAATCACCGCGTCATGGCGCCGGAGGAACTGGCGCAGGCGATTGCGGCCACGGGCATGAAGCCCGCGGCCGCCGCCCGCTACCTCGGCATGTCGGCGCGGCAGATGCGCAGGCATCTCCGGGGTGAGCGCGAGATCCCGGTCCCGGTCGTGCTGCTGCTCAATTGCCTGATCGCGCATCGCCTGCGACCATTAGTGCCCAAGCCAAGGCCGAGATCCTACTAGATCTGGACGCTCGATCCGAAAAGCGCGTATGTTCCGGTATACGCGCTTTTCGGCGTTCGGGGGATGTCATGTGAGTGGTATGAAAATAGAGGCGTTGATCGCAGCTCGCCAAGCCGAGATCCGCGCCGAACTGGAGCGCGACCTCACGGCCATGATCGCGGCGATCGACGCCGAGATCAAACCACTGGAGGAACGCGTGCGGCGTCTCGAACAGGGAGGGGATAGCCCCACAGCAAGTGCCTGACGGAACACCGAAAAAGAGATTACCAACGGATTTGAAGTCGCTCGCGCGATCGCATACTCAAATCTCGATAGATGCGCTGTCCGGCATCGCCAAGAACGGCGAGAGCGAGGCGGCCAAAGTAGCGGCTTCGATCGCGTTGCTCGACCGCGGCTGGGGCAAGCCTAATCAGCCGCATGACGCGAAGCTCGACGGCGAGCTGCGCATCACGATCAGGAAGATGCTGACGAAGGATGACGACGATGCGCCCGCCTGATTTTGACAGCACACCTATCTACACCGATGGCGTTGGCGTGGGCTGGGTTGGCTATGGCATTTTCTTTGAGTGGCCCAGCGCCTGCTTCCAGATATTCGTGTGGAAGGATGATGAGTGATGACCGACATCACCGACATCAGCGTGCCACAACGCGGATGGGAGCCTAGACCCCACCAGCAACGGCTGTGGAATTATCTGCAACGCGGCGGCCGACGCGCTGTCGCGGTCTGGCATCGACGCGCAGGCAAGGATGAGATCGCGCTGCATGCGAGCGCGATCGCGATGCTGGAGCGCGTCGGAAACTATTGGCACATGTTGCCGGAGTTCGCGCAGGGCAGAAAAGCAATCTGGGACGCGGTCAATCCGCACACAGGAAGGCGAAGGATCGATGAGGCTTTTCCACAAGAAATGCGAGACACTACCCGCGAGGACACCATGTTCCTCCGCTTCCGAAACGGAAGTACGTGGCAGGTCGTTGGCAGTGACAGCGTCACGTCAGGTGGCGGCATTGGATCATCTACCGCAGGCATCGTCTTTTCAGAGTACGCGCTCGCGAACCCCAGTGCGTGGGGTTACTACCGGCCCATTCTGGAGGAAAACAAGGGCTGGGCGTGCTGGATCTCTACTCCCCGAGGACGCAATCATCTACTTCAGCTCTACCAGCACGCCACCCGGACAAGAGGCTGGTTCTCAGAGATCCTCACCGTCGACGATACCTCTGCTCTCTCACACCAAGCTGTTGCCGAAGCCCTAGCAGAGTATCAAAGCCTGTACGGCGAGGACGCTGGCACGGCGATGTTCCAACAGGAAATGATGTGCAGCTTTAACGCGGCTCTGCTCGGCACCTTCTATGGCCGCGAGATGCACGACGTGCGCAGCGAGGGCCGCATCCTCGACGTCGAGGCGCTCGACGATCGCGCGGTGGAGACCTGCTGGGATCTCGGCGTCGGCGATGACACAAGCATCTGGTGGTTTCAGAGCCAAGGCGCGCAGCTGGTGCTGCTCGATCACTACGCGGCATCAGGCCACGGCCTTGAGCATTACCTCGAACAGGTCGAGAAGCGGGAGAAGCTATACGGCTGGAAGCGCGGCAGCGCCTACGTGCCGCACGACGCCAAGGTGAAGGAATGGGGATCAGGGAGGACGCGCGTTGAAACCATGTCTGCTCTCGGACTTAAGCCTGTCCTCGTCCCCCTCGCCACGATCGATGACGGCATCAACGCCGTGCGACGAACATTGCCGCTATGCGTGTTCCATCCACGCTGCGAGGACGGTGGAATATCTGCCCTTGAGCAGTATCGAAGGGAGTGGGACGATGACAAAAAGTGCTTCACCCCAAAGCCCCTGCACGACTGGTCAAGCAATCCAGCTGACGCTTTTCGATATTTGAGCCAGAGCTGGCGCCCGGCGCCGCGCAAGATCGTCAAGCAGCCGATACAGAGTGGCTGGCGCATCCCGCCGCCGAACGAGAGCCGCCGCGGGGGGCTGCTGCTATGATCGGCCCCTACACCAGGGACGAGATCGAGCGCCTGGACGCTGAATGGAAGCGCGTGAACAAGATCACGCGAGCAACCGACAGGGTCAATGCGAAGAGAGCTGCCGAACGAGCTGCCGAACGAGATGCCAGACTGCGCGAGATCAAGGCGGAACAGGCCAGACGTTACGAGATGTACAATCGCGCTGCGGCCACGGCGCAGGCTCGACGTGAAGCCAGGACCGACATTGACCGGCAGCGCGAGCGTCGAAGCCGGATCGACTGGTCGGAGCTGATTGATGACCCGACGATCGTCGAGCGGCAGGAAAAATGGGAGCGGCGCCAGACTGCGATGGCCATGCATGATGCCGGCCTGACATCCGCCCAGATTGGCGAACGTCTCGGCGTTTCGCGCGGGCGCGCCAATCAGCTGGTGAATAGTTTCTGGCGAGGACGCGACACGCTGTCGCCTGCCGAGCAGTATCTCAACAATTCGATGGCTGTCGTAACGACCGCGCTGAAAGCCGCTGATTATAGCGGCATGGTGAAGCAGACGATGGCGGCGATAATGCCGCTGCCGTGGCCCCGGCAGGATGATGAGGATACCTGGATCTGGATGGGGCTTGCGGCATGACCGAAGCGCAGTGCGACATGGCCTTCAAGCTGGTCTCCGAGCTGTCGATCTACGCCAAGGCGTCGGACCAGTACGGCAACGCGCGGATGGCCGCCTGCATGAGCAACGCCGCCTCGCTGCTCTCGAAGATGCTGGAGGAGGCCGAGCAGCTGAAACCACAATCGGAGTTGTTCGATGGCTGATACCGAAAAGGAACCGCACGATGGGTGCGCGTGATCGCATCGCCAAGGTGCTGATGGGTGCGATCGAGCAGCCGCGCACCTATCCGATCGCGCCGCACGGCGAGTGGCACGGCGACATGAACTACGCGCAGACAGGCGGACGCATGACGACGATGACGCCGCAGGATTACCTTGCGCAGTCGCGGCCGATGGCGGTGGATGATTTGACGCGAGAGAACATTGACTTGCTGAAGCAGCACATTGAACAAGGCGGCACGCTTGATCCGCTGGCGCTGTACAACAGAACCAACCCAGCAGGCCAACTGCTGGAGGACGGCCGACACCGCGCCAACGCGGCGATCGAGCTGGGCATCGATCAGGTGCCGGTACTGAACTGGAGGCCGGAGTGATGGCTGACACTGACAGCGACGACGTCCGGCATGATGATCTGGAGTTCGATCCCGACGTCCAGCCCGCCAAGAAAAGCAAGGCGTGGCTGAACCGGCTCGAGGAGAGCGAGGACGCGTTCGATCGCTGGCACGATCACTGCGACAACATCGACAAGGTCTATGCTTCTCTCGAACGGCTTGCCACCAACGCCACCTCGGGGCGCGCGATCCGCGATCGCGAGTTCGCGATGTTCTGGGCCAATTGCGAAGTCATCAAGCCGACGATCTACGCAAGCGCGCCGGTGCCCGTCGTCACACCGAAATTCAAGGACAGGAGACCTGTCTATCAACAGGCCAGTGAGGTGATGGAGCGTTGCTGTGTCGTCGCCTTCGACCTGATCCGCATCGACGATTTGATGAAGCTGGTCAGAGACGACCTCGCGCTGATCGGCCGCGGTGTGCCGTGGTGTCGCTACGAGAGTAAAGGCGACGGCCACTACGCCTCCGAGCGCGTTTGTATTGATTTTAAAGGCCGCCGCGACTTCCTGCATTCGCTCTCGGCGAATTGGCGTGAAGTAACATGGGTCGCCGCGGCGAGCTACCTGACGCGCAGCGAGGCGCGCAAGCGGTTTCGCAAGCACTCTGGCGACGCCTACCAGCAAGCCGAGTACAAGGTTGACAAGGAGGCCAAGGAGATCGGCGGCGGCGACAACCGCGAGCGCGCAAAATTCTGGGAGATATGGAGCAAGGGCGACAAGAAAGTCATCTGGGTCGCGCATGGCTGCGAGGACATCCTCGACGAGGCGGATCCTCACCTCGAACTGCAGAACTACTTCCCGTGTCCAAGACCGGCGTACGGCACGCTGCAGCGTGGCAGCCTCGTCCCTGTCCCCGATGTCATGCAGTACAAGGACCAGCTGGATGAAATCAATCTGCTGACCGGCCGCATTCACGCATTGAGCGACGCGCTGGAGGCGAAAGGCTTCTACCCGGCTGGAGGCGCGGAGCTGGCCGAGGCGGTGCAGGCCGCGGTCACCACACATACCTCTGGCCGCATGCTGGTGCCGATCTCTAACTGGGCCGCCTTCGGCGGGACGAAAGAGATCATTGTCTGGATCCCGATCGACATGATCGCATCGACCATCACCGCGCTGGTGATGCTCAGAAAGCAGATCATCGAGGACATCTATCAGATCACCGGCATGGCCGACATCATGCGCGGCGACACCGATCCAAATGAGACATTGGGCGCCCAGCAGCTCAAGAACCAGTATGGAACGACACGCATCCGCGACAAGCAGAGCGAGCTGGTCCGCGTCGCGCGCGACCTCGTCGAGATCGCCAGCGAGATCATCACCGAAAAATTCGACGACGTGACGATCGTCGAGATGTCGCAGACACAACTGCGCACGCAGGCGATGGTCGAGAAGGACGTCGCGCAGATCGAGCAGCAGCTGCAGCAGATCCAGAGCCAAGCGATGCAGCAGATCCAGCAGGCACGGCAGCAGCCCCAAGCCCAGCTGCCGCCACCGCAGCAGGGGCCGCCTTCTGTCGGGGGCGGCCCTCCACCTGCTGCGGCTGGAGCACCGGGTTCTGGCGGTCCGCCGCCGTCGGACCCGGTGCAGCAGATCGTAAGCCAAGCGCAACAGGCGATGCAGCAGGGCATGACGCAGCTCCAGCAGCTGCAGGACGAGGTCACGATCGAGCAGGTGCTCTACTTCCTGAAGGACACGCGCGCGAAATCCTTCACGCTCGACATCGAGACCGACAGCACCATCATGGCGGACGAGGACGCCGAGAAACAGCGGCGGACGGAGTTCACGCAGGTGCTCGGCGGGCTGCTGCCGCAGCTCGCGCAGATGATACAGGCCGATCCCAAGACCGCGCAATTTTGTGGCGAAGTCTTGAAGTTTGCGACCGCGCCGTTCCGCGCAGGCAGATCGCTAGACGGCGCGATCGACGATCTGGTCGAGCAGATGAAGGACAAGGCGAACCAGCCGCAGGCCACCGACCCGGCGACGCAGCAGGCGCAGACCGCGCTGCAGATCGAGCAGATGAAGCAGCAGACCGCGCAGCAGAAGAACCAGCAGGACCTGCAGATCGCGCAGGCCAAGCTGCAGCAGGAGGACCAGCACAAGCAATGGGAGCTGGCGACCCAGCGCCAGATCGCGCAGATGAAGGTGCAGGGCGAGGGTCAGGAGCAGCAGGTCGACATGGCGGTGCAGGGCCAGAAGATGCAGGAGAGCCGCGAGGCGCACCAGATGACGCTGCAGAAGGCGCAGATCGACATGCAGACCGCGCAGCAGAAGGCGGCACTGATGCAAAGCCAGCACGCCATGAAGCAGCAGGACATGGCCGTGCGTCAGGGCGAGCGGCAGGAGGCGATGCGGATGCGGCAGATGACACAGCGGCCGCCGGGAGCGATCTGATGGGTTGGCGCGATCGCCTCGCACAAGTGCTTGTCGGCGCGGCGGGCAAGCGCGTCGACTTGCCGATGGATGTGTATCACGGCACCAAGAACGTGTTTCCTGAGTTCAAGCAATTTGGCATCGGAGATGCCTACACGATCGACCGCGCGCTCGGCACTCACGTTGCCAAGGATCCGGCGATGTCGTCGGAGGCGTTCGCTGGCGTACCGCCGGAATACAGCCTGAGCACCAGCGGCGACAAGGCGTGGGCCGGAACACCACATGTCATTCCGTTGAAGGCTCCGCCGGACGAGGCATTTCTGCGCGCGGATCAGCCGCAGGTAAGAGCACCAATGGGCACGGAGCCGTTCTGGAAAACAGTCCGCACTGACACCAGTGCCATTCAGGACATGGCTGCGCTGGAGGCGTATAAACGCGACCCTGATTTGCTGCAGGCTCATCTGGAACGCGGCCGTAATATGCGCCCTGACGAGGCGCGCGCGTTGTCTAGAGCGATGGTAGCAGGAGAAAGTCCAACGATCGAAGGCAAGCCGCAAGACCTTCCTTATTTTCTCCGAAATTACGGTGCGGCACCCAGTGATGCGATCAAACAGCGCGTCGTCGACCTCGCCCGCGACAGCTGGCAGGACAAGGGCTATGCCGGGATCAAGTACATCAATACCGCGCCGATGGAGGCGGGAGCGCCCGGCGTCAAGGATCCGACCAGTTACGTCGTGTTTAATCCGGCTGACCTGCGGTCGCGCTTCGCCAAGTTTGCCGGTGATCCCGAGAGTATGTTGTCACCTGATCTGATGCGAGGTGCGGTTGCTGCGCCGATCGGCGTCGGTGCGATGAGTTCGACCTACGATCAGGGCACCTATCAGGAGCCGGATCCGATGCAGGGGACATTCCAATGACAGACCTGCGCTGGGGCATGGGCGCGCTGGCCGCGCAGGACGCCTACAATCCCGACGAGGGAGATGCGAACGCCGCGCTGTGGCAGGATCCGAACGAGATCGCGGCCGCACGGCTGCGCGGGCCGTACAATCGCACGCAGCCGAACAGCGCCTTCGGCGACAGCTATCTCACGACCGCGCGCACGCCGGACACTTCGCCGGTGGCGTACCAGACCGCGGCGGGGCCGATCACGCAGCAGGACGTCGATCGCGGGATGGAAGCGGCATTGTCGGTGTCGGGCGGCGGGCTGGCCACCAAGGGTGTCAAGGCCAGACCGAAAGCCGTAGCGCCCGGTGAAGTGTTGAACCCCGGTAACATACCGGGAACGATCGATGTCCCTGTTCTCGGTCCGTCCTCGCCGATCAACGCGCCCTACATCTCAAATCCGCAGCGGGTGGCCAACCCCGGCATTTACAAGCGGCCGGATGTGATCGCGGCCGAGGCTGCGGCAAGGGTCGAGCCGGAGCACGAGGCGCTGAAGCAGCTGTTTGGCGTGACGCGGCAGGATCTCTACGACATCAGCCAGCAGGGCCGTCGTCAGGGCAACATGGAGACGGAGCTGTGGCAGCCGAAAAGGCCCGGCGCGCCCAACGAGGCTGCGCTTTCGGTGATGAACCCGGCCAATGAGCAG